AAGACCGCTAATGATGGATTTACCAGCGTTAACGAGCAGGGAACCCAAGTTACCCAAGGCTGACACGATTTTACCGGGAAGACCGCTGAAGAAATTAATGACGTTGCTAATGCCTGTGCTCACAGCGTTTTTAATTCCATTCATCGCGTTAGACAGTACGCTTTTAACAGTATTCCAAGCCCCTGACCAAATCGACTGAATCGTGCTAAGGACATTGGAAATAACGTTAGATACCGTGTTGATAGCGTTTTGCACCAAAGATTTAATGCCGTTCCAAAGCGTGTTCGCGACGTTTTTAATCGAGTTCCAAGCGCCCTCCCAATCGCCTTCGATAATGTTCATGATTGTAGAGATAATACCTTGCACTACGCCCATAACAGTAGATATCACGATTTGAATATTGTTAAAGCATCCTTCGACAAGCGGCTGAATCACGGACACAGCCGTTTGGAAAATCGCCTGAATAATGGGCCATGCTACGGAAATAACCGTTTGTATTACGCTCATAGCGGTTTGTATCACGCTTTGAATCACGGGCCATACCGTTTGCACAAGCGTCTGAATCACGGCCTGACCGGCGCTGAAAATCTGCTGGATAACCGGCCATGCCGTGGAGATAACAGTTTGAACTGTTGTCATAACGCCTTGTATGATTGTCGAAATGATGGGCCAAGCTATCTGTATGATTTGCTGGATAACTGTGCTGGCGGTTTGGAAAATCTGCTGGATGATGGGCCATGCTGTCTGTATGACGTTTTGAATCGTGGTCATAACGTTTTGCACTGTCTGCTGAATTGCCGGCCAGTAGGTTTGGAACGTGGTCACAATCGTTTGGATAATGGGCGTTAAGAACGCTACAATCCCGTTCCAAATCTCGTTGACTTTGTTCCTAAATTCCTCGTTGGAATTGTAGGCCGCGACGAAACCCGCTACCAGCAGAGCGATAGCCGCAATTACCAAACCGACCGGGGAAATAACGGCGGATAGTGCCGTACCGATACCCTTAATCGAGGAAACGAAACCGCCCGCCTGCTGTACGACGCTGCCCAGCTTGATGCCTGCCAAGGCCACGCCGAAACCGACAACCAAGGGCACGACAGTAGGCAAATTGTCTGCAAGCCACTGAAGCCCTGAAGCCTGAAGCTCAGTAAGGGCGGTCGACACGGGGGCAATTGCGCTTGCAAGCTCATTTTGAGCCGTCGAAAGGTCGTTTGCCGCCTTGTTGGCTGCGATAACGTCTTGATTAGCTTCTTGGAAATCGAGACCGGCTGAGCCGTAGGCATATCCCAGCGCGTCCGTAACGAGTTTCGCGCGCTCCTGTTCATCTGAACAGGCCGCCAAGGCTTCGTTGAATGCGTCCTCGACGGTCATTCCCTCACTGACTGCCGCGTTAAATGCTTGTTGAGCTTTAGGAATGCCGCTCATAGACCCAGCCCACTGCTCAGCAGAGAGACCCGCCCAATTTAGAGCATCGGCCATGGAGCCTGTAACTGTGCTGGTCTTCATGGTCTCGTTGGCTGCTTCCACCAGCGAGTCAATCGGAAGATTCGATCCGTATGTTGCCCACGCTCCGGTTGCGGAGTTGACCACGCCGTACAGGTCTTCGGTCGCAAGGCCCATCTGAATCATATTAAGCGTCGATGTTGTCGCAACGTCAGAATCACCGGACACAGCGTAAAACGCTTCATATGCTGCTGAAAGGTCATCCATTCCCACGCCGCTTTGCTTTGCAGCGGTTTCGAGCTTCGCCATCTCTGTACGAGACTCGCGGGTTGATCCCTCGAAATCTGCTATAGCCCCGATAGCGTTTTGCGCCATGTCGGACACGAAATCACCGATAGCAACGTCGATAGAATCGAGAGAATCCGCCATATCCTTGGCAGCGTCTCCCACATCATCTAGCGTCGCATCGAATTTATCGGCGGCGGAATTCGCTTGGTCGAAAGCGGATTTAGACTGCTTCAGCTCTTGCGACGCATCGGAAATCTCACGTGCTAGCTTTTGCGCCGCGTCCGAAGCTTCGCCCTGCTCCATGGCGATTTTGTTGTATTCGCTCTTCAGGCTTGACAGCGCGCTTTCTTGCTGGTTGATGGAGCTTTCCAGCTGTGCCAGCTTGCTTGCGCCCTCTCCCGTGGAGCTTGAAAACGCCTTCATCGCCGCTGTGGTCTGGTCGTATTCGGATTGAATCTTGTTAAGCGCGATTGTCGCGTTATTCAGCTGAGTCTGGTACTTCTCTACCTCTTGCGAGCCATCACCGAAATACTTGCGGGCTTCTTCAAGCGTGCTGTTGAGATTGGAGATTTTGTTTTTCTGCTGCTCTAGCTCTTGACCTAGGATCCTCTGGCGGTCCGCGTAGTTCTCGATTGACTCGCCCGCGCTATCCGCTTCGCTCTTGTTCAGCCGCAGCTCGCTGCGCAATTGGGTGAGCGTAGAGTTGGCCTGCTTGATTCCATCTGTGAATTGCTTGGTATCAGTAGTAAACTGAACCTTTACCTCTTTGTTAGAACTAGCCATTTTACACCCCCTTATTATCGTCTTGCTTTCTTTTTGTTAAGTTCCGATTGTTTCTCCTCTGCCCATGACAGCCACGTGTTGTAAGCCGATTTGTTGTCTACCACGCCGAGGAGAAACGATAAATCGCTATCCCAAAATATCGTTTCAGGTATATCGAGCATCAAAACGTAATAGGTATATGCGTCTTCCACGTCCTCTATGGGGAACTTCGGGGGCTTCAGATAGCCCCTGTCCTTTTTACTGCCCCCCTTGCACCGCTTTAGAAAAGCTCTTTGGAGGCCATCGCTTTTTTTGGGCTGATAAGCATACCTACCGCGCGGGCGATTTCCTGACGGTCGAACGGGAGGATATCGAGAAAATCATCATAAGACATTGCGTTATCAGTGTTTCCGTGCTCGGAAATGTACTCGCAAAGATATGCGGTGTACAGGACCGTGATGTTATCGAACTCGTCGGAAAAACCCTTGGTCATGATACGGTTGTAGTCCTCGTAGGTATCTTTATATTTCGTTTTAAGCGCATAAAGCCAGCGATAGGTAAGCGTAAGTTTGATTTTGTCCCCGTCGACGGTGGGCATCTCATAAACGCTGTTCAACTTCATATTAGGTGCTACCTTAGGCATGTTGTATGCTCCTTTCAAATGGCCCTATTTGGGCCGATAATCGACAATCTGGGCAACTATAGCCGCCCTGAATGTATAAGCCCGAAAAAGGGCCTTAGAACGCTTCATTTACCAGCGGTTTCCCCGACCTGTCCGTTATGGCCGCACTTTGTGCATGAAATCACATGGGACCGCGTGGAAACTTGCATGAATCGAAGAAAAGGCCGGGAGTGACCCCGGCCCTTCCGCTAGTCCTCAGCCTTGCGCTTGCGGGTCGGTACCTTCTCCACGAAATCGCCGACGCTCTGAATCTCCTTCAGGCGGGCGGCTGTGCACTCGAAGACCTCACCGGCCACACGCAACTGATTCGTGTGCTTATCCTTGAAATCACGAATTACCTTGACTTTCATGATTCATTCTCCTACGCCGCGGGGGATGCCTGCATAAGCTCCGGGGTCCAAGCGGTCATCCACTTAGTTTTGAGCTGGTTCGTATCAGTGCCGAGGTCAGCCGCAAGCGCCTCGTACTTGCCATATCCGTGCTCGTCGGGCATATAGGACAGCTCAACTTCGCGCTCCGCGACATCTTCGGACCCGTTCTCGCTAGAGGTCGTGTAAGTATTTGCGACCATGCAGGGGTACGCGAAATACTTCTCTTTTCCGTCCTCGTCCAGATAGCGGCCAACGCAAGTAAACTCCTTGTGGCGATTGTCTCGACCGTAGCCCTGCACGCCAGCCACAAGGTCGTCGCGGACCATATCGTACATCTTCGCCTTGATAACCTCGGGGATGTGGCCGGTCCACGTGACCGTGCCGGAACCGGTTGCCATGGTGCGCTTCTTAGCGACCTTGCCGCGGCAGTTCTTCGTGACGGTCAAGGTCTCGCCTTCGTCCTCCCAAGCGCCGACGCAATCGGCATGGACCCACGTGCCTTCTTCCTCGTCGTTGAACTTAATCGCCAGCTCACGAAGTTCGTACTCGGAAAAAACAACATTAGAAACAGTTCCCGTTGCCATGTTAATACCTCCTATTCTGAAAGTTTAGCTAAAATGCGCTCGACAATAGCGTCCGTAGAATCGTTCAGGCCCTTCGCCATGAAGCCCTGCTGCACGGGGTTGTGCTTGCCGCGTCCCTCATCGGGGAAAATCAGATAACCCCATTTGCCGCGTCCGATAACGGTTAACGTTAATCCTTTAACCTCATGCTGGAATAGTTTAGGGCCTTGCTTTGTCGAACTGGTCTTGTGACCTTTGAACGTGCGTCCCTTTGTGTGGATATGCGGAATGATGTTCTTTTTAATCTCTTGTGCTGCGAAATCTTCGTAGACTTCCTGCACCAGCTGCCCTGCTCCCGCTCCATACGCCTTGAGCGCATCGGATAGGAGGTCTTCAGGGGTCCATGTGACATTGATGCTAGACATTTGGACACACCTTGAAAGGTCTGGTGAACGTAATACGTAAAGACTCCAACACGGTATCTGTATTGGGCTTCATCATATATTCAAACGTGCCGCCTTCCGATTGGATGCGCACGCCGGGAATGGCCGTAACGGCCTTTATCACAGCGTCGATTTTCGAGTCATCGCAGTAATTTTCCTGCACGAGACATACGACGAACTGCTCAGATAACGTCCGCTTCGTATCGTTAGGGTTTAACATATCGCGCCAAAAGACAATGTAGTCCCACAGGTCAGCGCCGTCCATCGTGCCGGCTTGACCGTAGAAGACC